TCGAACGGGTTTGGTTCAGTCTTTTATCCGAAGGAGGTTAAAACATGCGAAGGTCGGTTATGGAACACCAGTTTTCGAAGTTGCCGGAAGTATATATTCAGCGTTCTTCGTTTGATCGAAGCCATTGTGTGAAAACAACCTTCGATAGTGGCTATCTGATTCCTATCTATGTTGACGAGGCTCTCCCGGGTGATACGTTTTCCCTTAGAAATTCGGTATTTGCTCGGCTAAGTACACCTGTTGCTCCGATTATGGACAATCTTTTCTTGGACACTTTTTATTTTGCGGTTCCGATCAGGTTGATCTGGTCGAACTGGGAAAGGTTTAATGGTGCTCAGGATGATCCGGAGGATTCTACTGATTTCCTTGTACCTGTTCTTAACACTTCTGGGGTTAGCTTTGCTCCTCTCTCTCTTAGCGACTATCTCGGCCTTCCAACTGGAATACCAGGTATCGCCAATGTTTCAGCTCTGTGGCACCGAGCTTACAATCTTATCTGGAATGAATGGTTTAGGGATGAAAACTTGCAGGATAGTGTTACCGTTAATAAAGGAGATGGCCCTGATCCTTTAACGGACTATAAGTTGCTACGGAGAGGTAAACGCCATGATTATTTTACTTCGTGCCTGCCTTGGCCACAGAAAGGACCGGGTGTTGAACTCTCGCTAGGTACGTCCGCTCCGGTTCCTATGAATACAGGAACTGTTAGGGTCTATGGTGATGGTAAAACTATGGGATTCAAGGGTAGTAATAACGAGTACCAGACTGGATATGATAGCACGGCACAGGGTCTGGCTCTGTATAACGGTACGGGAGCTTCGATTGGTAACTCTCTTGGAACGAAGTCAACTTTTTCTCAATATGTAGGTTTGACAACGAACAAACAGCATTCCGGTATTGTATTTGACAAAGCGGATATTGGTGACCTGACGGCAGATCTGTCGAGCGCAGTTGGGCCTACGGTTAACGCTCTCCGAGAAGCATTTCAGATTCAGAGTCTTTATGAAAAAGATGCAAGAGGTGGTACCAGGTACACCGAAATACTTCGTAGTCACTTCGGTGTTGTTAGTCCAGATGCAAGACTGCATCGTCCGGAATTTCTTGGAGGCTCTACGGTAAGAATTATGATTAATCCGGTGGCGCAGACTTCGAGTACTGATGAGACTACTCCGCAGGGTAACCTTTCCGCCTTTGGGCTTGCGGTAGATAGTCGAGGCGGATTCACTAAGTCCTTTGTGGAGCATTGCGTACTAATTGGATTGGCTTGTGTTAGGGCCGATCTGAGTTACCAACAAGGACTGCCTAGAATGTTTTCTCGTCAAACTAGGTTTGATTTTTACTGGCCTTCACTTGCACATCTGGGAGAGCAAGCAGTCCTAAATAAGGAAATCTATTGTCAGGGTACGTCTGCGGATGATGAAGTGTTTGGGTACCAGGAACGCTATGCGGAATATAGATATAAGCCATCGGTGATTACCGGGCAATTTAGGTCGACTCATCCGACACCGCTTGATTGCTGGCATTTGGCGCAGGATTTTGAGACATTGCCGGCTCTTAATGAGAGTTTTATTGAGGAAAATCCTCCGGTTGATAGGGTTGTTGCTGTTCAGAGTGAACCGCACATACTCTATGACTCTTTTATCAGTTTGCGTTGTGCTCGTCCGATGCCTGTTTATGGAACTCCGGCAGGTGTTGGTGGATTACACTTCTAAGGAGCAAATAAAATGGCTATCCCTTGGGGTGCAATTGCTACGGTTGGAGGTAGTATTCTGTCAGGATTGTTTGGCAGCAGTGAGGCGGATGAAGCGAGAGCATTTCAGGAAAAGGTTATGAAAAACGCTATGCAGTGGAAGGTAGAGGATCTTAAAAAAGCGGGTCTGAACCCGATATTAGCGTCTGGAATGAATACGTCTGTTCCTGGTGCTGTGATGCCTAATGTGCCGGATCTCGGTGCTTCCTTAAGTAGAGGATTGTCGACTGCGAAAGAAAATGAGATGCTAGAAACGCAGATGGAATTGATGCGTAAGAAGGTAGACTCTGAAATAGCTGTTAACTTAGCAACTGCAAAAAATTTGGAGGCAAGTGCTAGAGAATCAACTACAAGAACTGATTCGGGCATTTACGAGGTTAATGTCCTAGCTCAGAAAGCGATTGCTGGGACTCACGACAGTCAGACGAAGCTAAACCTACAATTGGCAGCTGAATCAATGATGAAGATCGAAAATTTAATGGTACAGTTGGAATCTTTGAAAGCGGAAATTGAGCATACTCACAGCGCGGTAGACTTGATGAAAAAAGAAAAAGAACTAAAAAGCGTGGATATGCGCTTAATTGAGGAGAAAACGAAAACTGAAAGAATTCTTCAAAAATTGGAAAGTGCTCGGGTTGAAGGAGAAAGAGTGAGAACGGAAAAAGAAAAGTCGGGATTACCGGAAGCCAAGACGAAAGAGGTGTTTCATAAAACTGATCTAGGTAAGTTCATTGATATGGTTGGTGAAGGTCTAAGAAAAATTGTGCCATTTTTCAAATAGAGAGGAGGAAAAAAAATGAAACGAGCACCTTTGAAAAAAAAGGTTAGTAAAAAGCTATTTTCGAAGAATGCAGATCGCACGCACAGGGCAAATTTTAGAGCGGTGCCGATGCGTGGAGGATATAGGCTTTAATGCCTTGTTATCATCCGCTAACGGCGTATAGGAAAATAGGGGCCTACAATCCGGTTACGGGTCGTTGGCCCTTAACCTTCAAAAAGGAGGAAGGACATGCTCTTGATGTTGTTTCTGTTCCTTGTGGTCAATGTATTGGTTGTCGGTTGGAGAGGTCTCGGCAATGGGCAATCAGGTGTGTCCACGAAGCAGCCTTACATGATGAAAACACTTTTCTTACTCTTACATACGATGATAATAATCTTCCTCCTGATGGGTCTCTCAACGTCAGAGATGTACAATTATTCCTTAAAAGACTACGTAAAAGGTTTAGCGGATCTCCTATCAGGTTCTTTCAATGTGGTGAGTACGGAGAGCTTTTAAATAGGCCACATCACCACATGATAGTGTTTGGATTTGATTTTCCGGATAAAGAATTTTGGCAAAAAAGGAACGGCTGTATTCTGTATCGGAGTAAAGAACTGGAAAAATTATGGCCTTTTGGCTACTCTACTATTGGAGGTGTTACCTTTGAATCTGCGGCATATGTGGCCCGTTACATTACTAAGAAAATTACTGGTGATAATGCTGAGGAGCATTATCAAGGAAGAAGTCCTGAATACATTACAATGTCAAGACGTCCGGGAATCGGACGAGACTGGGCGGAGAAATACATAAAGGATATCTACCCTCACGATTATCTCGTTATACGAAACGGTATTAAGTCAAGGCCACCAAGATATTACGATAACATTTATGACGTGATTGATAAAGAAGATATGCAAAGAATAAAAAAACAAAGAATTAAAAAAATAAAAGAAAATGCTAAAGAATATACAGAAGAAAGACTTAATGTTAAAGAAAAAATCCAACAAATAAAATTAAAACGGCTTGTGAGGCCATACGAAGCAGGGGTTTAAAAGCCCCTGCTTTTGTGCTATTGTGTTAGGCAATCTATTTTAAGGAGGCTGGTAGTTGTGAAGATCTATGCTGTGTTTGACGATAAGGCAAGGGTTTATGGGACTCCGCAGTTTATGCTTACTGATGGCATTGCGATTCGTACCTTGGCTGATGTCGTGAAGGAACCCTCGTCAATGATTGCAAAACATCCGGAAGATTTTTCCATGTATGAGCTAGGAAGTTATGATGAAGCTTCGGGTAAGATAACCCCACTTGAAAATCCTGCCTTCCTGATTCGAGCGGTCTCTCTCATTGAAGAAAGCGGAAATAAATAGTGTGGCACAAAGCGGTTTCCTTTGTGCCAGGGCGAAGCCCTATTATTAGGAGGTGGAATGATGAAAATTAGGAAATTGTATGATATGCCAAAAGAAAAAAAGGAAAAAACACCGGTTTATGGAAATAGTCGAACGCAGCAACATTTTAAGGATGAATGTGATGTTAATAAGATTGTGGAAAAGTATAAAGCTACGGGATATCTGGTTGATCCTCTTATCAAGAGAACGGTTCAACCGATGTATGGAGATTTCTGTAACCTTCCGGACTTCATGGAGGCTCAGCTGATGATTAGAAAAGCGAATGAAGGTTTTGAGGCTCTTCCTGCATTCCTGAGGAAAAGGTTCAATAACGATCCTAGGGAATTTGTAGAGTTTTGTTCGAATCCGGAGAATAGGTCAGAAATGGAAAAGCTCGGACTTATCGAGCGGCAGGAGGTTATTCCTGCTACGGTTCCTCCGGTTCCGCTTCCGGAGGATCCTGAAAAAGCCGAGTAGATCGAGGCCGCACAGTTACCCACTTGATGTAACTGTGCGGACTGACACCAAAATCGAACGGGTTTGGTTCAGTCTTTTATCCGAAGGAGGTTAAAACATGCGAAGGTCGGTTATGGAACACCAGTTTTCGAAGTTGCCGGAAGTATATATTCAGCGTTCTTCGTTTGATCGAAGCCATTGTGTGAAAACAACCTTCGATAGTGGCTATCTGATTCCTATCTATGTTGACGAGGCTCTCCCGGGTGATACGTTTTCCCTTAGAAATTCGGTATTTGCTCGGCTAAGTACACCTGTTGCTCCGATTATGGACAATCTTTTCTTGGACACTTTTTATTTTGCGGTTCCGATCAGGTTGATCTGGTCGAACTGGGAAAGGTTTAATGGTGCTCAGGATGATCCGGANGATTCTACTGATTTCCTTGTACCTNTTCTTAACACTTCTGGGGTTAGCTTTGNTCCTCTCTCTCTTAGCGACTATCTCGGCCTTCCAACTGGAATACCAGGTATCGCCAATGTTTCAGCTCTGTGGCACCGAGCTTACAATCTTATCTGGAATGAATGGTTTAGGGATGAAAACTTGCAGGATAGTGTT